CATAAGAGAACGTGATGCGAACTTACCTTGTATTTCGTGTAATGCAGTCGATGCAAAAAAATGGGATGCTGGCCATTATATTTCAGTTGGCGCAAATAGGACGCTAAGATTTAACGAATTAAATATTCATAAGCAATGCTCATTTAATTGCAATGTTAATCTTTCCGGTAATTTAATAAATTATAGAAAAGGATTATTAAAGAAAATTGGTGAGGAAAAATTAACTTGGCTTGAAGGTTGGCACGAACCGGAAAAAATGACAAAAGAAAAAGCAATTGCAGTTGAAAAATATTTTAAAGAAAAGTTAAATAATTTAAAAAAGGGCAATCATGGATAATAAAAAAGCTATTAAATTAATGCAAAGTCTGCAAGATCAAATTAAGCATGAAAGCCCGCAGGGGTGGTGCGTAATACGCGAAAGTGATATAATTGATGCAATTGAATTTATTGATTTTGTAATTAATTCTAGCGCTCAAAATGAGTTAAAATCTCGCGGCTAGAATTCAAGCCACGAGATTTTTTTGTTAAACTTGCCGATCTTTTACAATCAAAAAATATTCGTAAATTGCTTTGCACATTTTACGATGCGATGAACTGCCGACGGGGGATTCCCAGTTTTGCCACGTTCGCAACGGCTTAAAAACTAATGACGCTGCTTGAGTTTGCGTAAGAGACCCACGGGCGGCGCGAATCTGGTCTGGGGTTGGTGAGGTGGTCATAACGAAATTTTAAATTCTGTTGGATTTGACGCATCCCACAAAGCGAGGTGAATTAAGCGACCCTCGGCGAGCAATTCGTTTTTGCGCTTAGCGTTAATAGGCTCGACGCGTATTGCTGATTGCGCGGGGTATGCTGCTCTAGCAGCTTTTAAGTTAAAAGCCAAAACTGATACGGAGTTGTCGAAAGAGTCGTCCTGCCAAGTCATTGAATAAAACATTTGTATTTCCTTAGTTAATGTAAAGTTGATTGATGAAGATGCCTTCTGAATCTTTATTTAAATTTGGGATATGTAGTGCAAACTGCGCCATGCTTTGCATCTTGACGATCTTTCGCTGCCATCGCCGCTTTAATACTGAGATATGAATAAGTCTTTCCAGTTTTTGTGTTAGTAAATGTGTACATTTTGAGTCTCCTATTTTTCGTTGCTGCGTGATTGTATTGAATTTAATTAGAATAATTCTGCTATTAGAGAATTTTGTAGATCCCGCAATTCATCGACGTTATTAAGAATATCGTATATATCACCGCCATTATCAAAATTGACATCAGATGCGTCATAAGCGGGTTTTTCGACTAAGTCGCAAACAATCTCATCAATGAATTGTGTTGCTTCTTGTTTGTCGTCAAAAGACATGCCATCAAGTCTTTCGCGTAAGACTTTTTCAAGCGCTGCGATGTCAACGATTTTATTTGTGATGAATGTAGTCATGTGTATCTCCTAATTTTTGATGCTGCGTTATTGCTGCATCGATAGAGTCATTATGCACTAGTTGAGTGTATGTGTAAAGAATTTTGTGAGATTTTTTTATTTTGTTGTTTTTGAGTGATTGATTGAATTGATTGAGTGATTGAGTGATATAAGTTAGTAAGCGCTCACTCATCATTCCGCACGCGTCAATAATGTGATCTACATCACAATTTCTGTAATTTATGTGTAATTTATGTGTGATTTATGTGATGTACGTCACATATTTATGTGTAAGTGATGATTTGCAAAATATCGCTGTATGCTAATATTAATGTGATGGTCATCACAAAAAGAGGGTAAAAAATGGCTAAAACACAATTCGAGATGCTTGACGAAATTGGCATTGACGCTATCTGCGCACGCATCGCTGACACTGAGTCTCAGCGCTCTATTGCTAAGAGCCTGTCAATTGATATCGCTACGCTTGTAAGATGGCTTCAGAGCGATGCTGAGAAAATACTTAAAGCGCAAGCTGCACGAGAGCAGAGTGCATATATCTGTGATGAGCTTGCACTAGCAGCACTCTATGACATAGATGATGATGCTACTCAAGCTGCTGTGACTCGTCAAAGAGAGATCGCAGCGCATCAGCGCTGGAGAGCTAAGACGCGCAACAAAAGCTTTTCAGATAGAGTGCAGACTGAAAGTACAGTCGATATGCGCGTAAAGTCTGCTGTCGATCTATCAGATGACGAGCTTGCAGCGATCATCGCAAGCGCGACAGTAAAGACAGTATGACTTACATAGATCCAGGCGCTGCTGCTGCAGAGCTACTAAGACGACGTAGAGCGCGTGAGTCTTTGATCGAGTACACTCTATATACAAACTCATCTTATAAAGCAGCTGAGCATCATCACAAGATAGCAGCGGCACTAGAGCGAGTCATGCGCGGAGAGTGTAAGCGACTAATCATATGTATGCCCCCGCGACATGGGAAGTCTGAACTTGCTTCTCGGCGCTTCCCGTCGTTTTATCTTGCAAAAAACCCAACAAAACAAATTATAGCTGCGTCATACAATAGTGATCTTGCAAGCGATTTCGGACGCGAAGTAAGAAATATTGTCGCGAGTCAAGAATATCAACAGCTTTTTCATGTAACACTGTCAGTAGATAGTAAGGCAGCTAACAGGTGGCATACGAGCGAGGGCGGGATGTATGTGGCCGCTGGCGTAGGGACTGCGATCACTGGTCGAGGCGCTGACATTTTGCTAATCGACGATCCTTTCAAAGACAGGCAAGAGGCAGATAGCGAAATTACACGTCAACGTGTGTGGGACTGGTACACATCTACCGCATACACACGACTGATGCCAGGCGGAGCAGTTATTGTTATTAACACGCGCTGGCATGACGACGACTTGACAGGACGACTGCTAGCAGAGCAAGAAAATGGCGGCGATCAATGGGAAGTGCTGTCAATGCCTGCTATTGATGACGCTGGCAGACCATTGTGGTCGGAGTGGTATCCGATCGAACGTTTGGAACAAATAAAAGGTGTCTTGCCTGCGCGTGATTGGAACTCGCTTTATCAGCAGAACCCTATCCCAGATGACGGCGATTATTTCAAAAGTGAATGGATAGTCGAGTATGACGAACTGCCAGCAGACTTGCATTACTACGCTGCAAGCGATTACGCTGTGACGGACGGAGGTGGAGACTATACAGAACACGGCATTTTTGGTGTTGACGCGCATTCTAATCTGTACGTTGTCGATTGGTGGCATGGGCAAACTGCTGCAGACGAGTGGATCGATGCAAAGTGCGACTTGATACGAAAATACTCACCTAAACTGTGGTTCGGTGAGTCAGGCGTGATAAGACGCAGCATCGAGCCTTTCATGCTTAAACGTATGTCAGAGCGTGGCGCATACTGCATGATTGAGTGGCTATCCAGCATATCTGATAAGACTACTAGGGCAAGAGGCATACAAGCAAGAGCAAGCATGGGAAAAGTCTTTTTTCCTAAACGTGCAGCGTGGAAAGAACGTGTTGTTACTCAATTGCTAAGGTTTCCAGCGGGTAAGTATGATGATGCAGTTGACGTGCTGAGTCTGATAGGGCGTGGACTTGATCGAATCAAAGATGTAAAGCCGAAGCGTGAAAGAACTGTAAGAGTAAGCAGCGGTTGGATGGGTTAATATTGTAATTGTAAGAAATTTATGTTAAAAGATGCACACTTAACTGACGAGCAAGCAAATGATCAACGATAAAAATTCAATGCTTAATAATAAAAATTATCTTGATAATGAAGATGACTATGATAAAGATAAAAAAGAATCTAAGTCTGACGATAAAAACGAGCGTGAAGATGAAGCGGCGGAGTGGGCTGAGGTTCATAAGCAAGCGCTAAAAGACTTTAAGCTGTGCGTTGATGCAGAAGCTGATAATCGCAACGAATCTCTCGACGATCTAAAGTTTGCAAGGCTTGGCCAGCAATGGCCTGATGATGTCATACAAAAACGCAAATTAGAGGGTCGTCCGTGCATGAGGTACAACAGAATGCCGACTTTTATCCGTAAAGTCGTCAATGATGGTCGTCAAAACAAGCCGTCCATTAAGGTTCATCCGTGTGACGACTCAGCCGATACTCAAACCGCCGAAATTATAAATGGCATTATTCGCAACATTGAAAACTCCTCAAATAGCGAAGTGGCATACGATACAGCGCTTGATTTTGCTGCATCATGTGGCATTGGATATTTACGTGTTGATATTCAGTATTCGCATGATGACTCGTTCGATCTTGATATTTTCATTGAAAGAATTAGTAATCCTTTTACAATTTATGCGGATTACAATGCGACATCTGCTGACTCGTCTGATTGGAATATTGCGTTTGTTGTAGATGCTATTGAGGAAAAAGAATATAAAAAGCGATACGGCGACAAGGCAAAAGTTAGCTTTGATAGTGACGCGTATATCGGCATGCCTGACGAATGGCGAGATGGCGATAAGGTTATAGTCGCTGAATACTGGGTAAGAAAAGAAACTGAAAAAGAAATTGCAAAGCTATCTGATGGACGGGTAGTAGATGTCGAATGGCTTGATGCAGAAATGGAAGAATTGCCTGGGTCTACAAATAAAAATGCTTTGGCTCAATACAATATAAAAGTTGTATCTACGCGTAAAGCAAAATCATTTAAAGTCTGTCAATACATCATGTCAGGCGCAGAGATTCTCGAAGAAAACGATTGGGCTGGAAAGTATATTCCGATTATTCCCGTGTATGGCGAGGAGCTTAACATTGAAGGTAAAAGGTATTTCAGATCGTTAATTCGTGACGCCAAGGACGCGCAAAGAAACTTTAACTATTGGCGCACGACAACTACCGAGATGGTTGCGCTTGCTCCAAAGGCTCCATTTATTGGTGCTGTAGGTCAATTTGATACTGATGCAGACAAATGGGCTGCTGCCAATGCTGAGAATGCAGCGTACATTGAATACGATATTGTCCCAGGTGCCCCACCGCCAATGCGACAAGGCTTTGCCGGTGTACCTGCTGGCGCTTTGCAAGAAGCCTTAAACGCTGCTGATGATATGAAATCTATCATCGGTATATATGACGCATCGCTAGGCGCTCGTAGTAACGAGACATCTGGGCGTGCAATTAATGCAAGACGTGCAGAATCTGAAGTATCAACATATCATTTCATTGATAATCAAGCGCGAGCAATAAAGCATACTGGTCGAATTATTCTTGACTTAATTCCACATGTTTACAATAAAGCTAGGATTGTAAGGATTATGGGAGAGGATAAAAAAACTCAAAATGTGCCGGTCAATCAACCGCAGCAACAGATTGATGGTACTTCCCAAGTGTATGATCTGACAGTCGGCAAGTATGATTTAATTGTAAATGTTGGACTCGGGTTCCAAACGCGTAGAGAGGAAGCAGCTTACGGAATGACAGAGCTTGTGCGTTCATATCCCATGGCGGCTCCTATTATCGCTCCGCATTTGGCTGAGGCTCAAGATTGGCCAGGCGCTGATAAGATTGCCGAAGAACTGAGAATGCTATCTCCACAAGCGCAACAAGGTAATCCACAAGTACAACAAGCGGAGCAAGCAATACAAGCATTGCAAGCGCAATTACAGCAAGCGCAGCAGGTTATACAGTCAATACAGACTGATAAGAGCCTAGAGGCGCAAAAGTTAGAAATTGATAAATTTAACGCTGAAACTAATCGATTAAAAACTCAAAAAGAAATTCAGCCGCAAATAATAAATGCTCAAGGTGATAATGTGGACGAAAGAGAAAAAATTGCTCTTGAAACTGAATCAAAAGTTATCATTGAAAAAGTGAAGCAAGAAGGGCAAAAAGAATTAGAATTACTTAAACAAAAAGCCGAGATAGCAAAAGCTAACACTAATCAACTATTAACTGTTGATGAAAATCTTAACTTAGTGCCTAGTGATGTCGTGTTAGAAATAAAACAAGTTATTGACGCACTAGGAAATGAAATGCAAAATGTAAAAAAACGTGCGTCAGCAAAAAGAAAATTGATCCGCGATGAGAACGGTAGACCTGCTGGTTCAATTATTGTAGATGAATTTGATAACCCTATTGGTGAGGATTAAAAATGGCTTTGGCTTATGATGTATCAATAAGAAACGCGATGCTTGACGCAATTACAACACGCGCAGGAGCATCTGCACTGCTGCGTATTTATGACGGATCGCGTCCAGCTACTGGCGGTACTGCGACTACTCTTTTAGCAGAGTTGACATGTAACGCGACTTTTGCACCCTCTGCTACTGGCGGTGTTTTGACGCTTAACAGTATTGCGCAAGATGCAAGCGCAAATGCAACCGGCACCGCAACTTGGTTCAGAATTGTAAAAAGTGATGGCACAACATTTGTGCTGGACGGCAGTGTAGGCACATCTGGAAGTGATTTAAACCTAACGACAACAAGCATTGTCGCTACTCAACCGGTAAGCATTACTTCATTTGTGATTACTGAAGGTAACGCGTAATGATTGAATATAAAACTCACGACAATGGGCCAGTGACATCGATTCACGTAGAACCAGGATCTGTTATTGTCACAATGACGTTTAACAGTTTATTTGAGTTTACGCCTATGCACGCGCACACATTTGATCATTGGATGGAATGTGTAAAAGGTGCTGCTGTAATATCAATCGATGGTGTTGATACTGTTGTTCGTGCTGGCGATAAATATTTAGTTGAGGCGCACAAAGAGCATAGCGCAAAGCCTTTAGAGTCTTTTACCGTTTTACGTTGCGTGCATGAAAATAGTGAGGTAGACCCATCAAAATGCAAAGAGGGAATACCTTTAGAGTGGGTTAATAGACTGACGGTGCACTAATGAGAGCCGATTATTTAGAAATGTCTGTTTCGTCAATTGCTGGAACTAATGGCAATGGCGCGGTAACAATGTCAAGAATTGCAAATACACCAACATTTGACGAGTCGTTTAATACCTCATCGCTTACTCGTACTGTTGAATATGTAATTGAAGATACGTCAAGGCTATGCTTTGAGCGTGGCATTGGCACTGTAACTGGTAATGTTTTAACGCGTGGCAGTCCAAAAACTACGTGGGATCAAAGTACTTTAAATCAAAACAACCCAACGGCATTTGCATTTTTAGCCTCTGGATCGGTTGGGAATATCAAAGTTAGATGCTCGCCAACTATGGCAAGTGCAGCACCAACTTACCCAGGTGTAATGCAGGGGGTTTCGCCTGTAAATTTAAGTTTGGGCCATCATACTACGGCGCATATGTCAATGAATGCGCTACAGTCAAGTACAACAGTTGTTACTGGAACTGAATATTACCTTCCTTATTTGTGGGAAGGGAACGGCGCCGCGACTTCATTTGCTATTTGGTTGCAAACCGCACAAACAGGCGCAGCAGTAAAAGTAGGTATTTATGAAACCCAAACAGATGGAACACCTGGGAATTGTATAACGCATTGCAATTCAGGCGCAATATCGTTAGCAACAGGATCAGGAACTTTAATTACAAGTGCAATTACGACGGCGAACGGTTGGTCAGTTGAATCGCCAAACCTTGCACCTGGATGGTATTACATTGGCCTCGTATTTACTGCTACAACAACATTCCCAACGATTGGGCATCACGCTATTGGCTCAATGGCAAGAATGTCACCAATTGGTTGGGGGGCAAATTATGGTACGGCTCAAGTTTTATTAGTTACTGCATCTGTAAATTACACTACAGGAATGCCAACTGGTGTGCCAAGCCGAACCTATGTCATCACGAATTCACAGACATCTACGAGTGGCAGACACTATTTAGTCGGTCTAAAACCAAGGATTTAACATGCAGCCCATTATAAATTATGTAGATAAAGGCGCGGGAATGGCACAAGCAATTCGTGCCGCTGGTTACACAATTGCAATTATGGATGGTGTTCCCATGTGCAGCGATCCTGTTGCCGTTCAAGCAATTATTGACGCGTTTGATCCACTAGTGAGCGCAAAATCAATCAAGAAAAAAGCAATTGATGCCTATGCTGCTTCATTGAGAAACGTTATTGTTAATGGCACGTCACCCGCAGAGATGGCAGCGTGGGGATTAAAAGTTTTGCAGGCTGAGAGAGTACAAGCTGGCGAAACTATAGGAACCGAGTTGATTGATTCAGAGGCGGCGGTAAGGGGAGTTACTCGTACTGCTATGGCTGCAATTGTTAAAGGTAATAGCAATGGTTTGACTGCGTTAGAAACTCAAATTTCCGGAAATGCAGGTAAGCATAAAGACATCATTGCAAGTATGACAGATTGGCATGAAGTTGCAGCTTATAATTTTTCTAGTGGTTGGCCTGCATGACATACGGCAAGAGTCCATATGCTAAAGTTTCGTATAGCAAAACTGCTGAGGTTGCAGCCGCTGGTGCATCTGGATCATTGGCAAAGACAAATAACAATGATTCTATATCCGCAAATGGCACAACAACAATTGTTGGTAGTCTTGCGTACACGAATCAAAATGATACTGTTGCTGCTAGTGGGGCAAGTGGGCTTAATAATGTAGGTTCATTATCTACTGTAAATGCAAATGACAATTTAAGTGCAAGTGGCACAACTACAGTTTTAGGTAGTGCAAACCATTTAAATAATAATGACAGCGTTAGCAGCATAGGTTTTTCCGGTGTAATTACTGGCAGCGTTGCCTATGTTAATCAAAATGATATAGATCAAGCCATTGGCATTGGCGCGACGGTTACTGGTGGTGGTGGCTATGGCTACGGTTATGGCTACGTAAAAAGAAAAACAACTGTAAAAGAAGATCGTGAAAAATTAGGAATAATCCCTAAGTCTGTAAAAAAGATTATTAAAAAAGTGGTAGAAGAAAATGCTACTTTTGAAAAAGAAGAAGAAGCTTTAGCAGAATTAAAAATTATTTTATCAAGTAAGAAAATTGATGTTAAAAAATCTTATGAGGACGAATTAAAGAATCAAATTGAACGCTCTATCAATCTGGAAATTTATAAGTTATTAAAAATTCAGAAGGAAAGAGACAATCAAGATGAGGAGGAGGCCGCATTTTGGCTTTTAATGTAACCACGTCAACAACCATAAAGGATTGACAAAATGAACGAAGAAATAATCACGCAAGAATCCGACGACATTGTTAGCAATGTAGATTCTGAAAATGTATTTGATAATAATGAAAATGATATTGAAGAAATAGTAGATGATTCGGAAGAATTAGAGCTTGATGGAAAAGTATATAAAGTTCCAAAAGCAATTAAGTCATCCGTAATGAAAAATGCTGATTACACACAAAAAACACAAGAATTGGCAAGGGAAAGAGAAGCAATTGCAAGAATTAGGGAAGAAACACAAAAACATAAAGAAAATATAAAGACAAATATTCAAGAACGTGGTAGGTTATCGGCAATAAATGATACTCTGCAACAATATGAACATATAAATTGGGGGGAGTTAGCAGATCAAGACCAATTGTTAGCAACTAAGTTGTGGATGCAAAAGTCGCAATTAAAAGATGCTGCAATAGAGTTGCAAAATAAATTGAATAATGAAGAACGGCAAGCCGAGGAGCAGGAGCAGCTTTTAGAAGCCAAGCGATTGCAAGAAGGACAAACCATTTTATCGGAGAAAATTCCGAACTGGTCGCCAAAGCTAGCAAGTAATTTAGCTAATTATGCCGAATCTATTGGATGGTCGGAAGGTGAAATTAAAAAAATTACTGCAGCACAAGTTATTGCATTGCACAGGGCATTCGTTGGGGATCAATTGCTAAATAAGCAAAATCCTAAGGTAAAAAGCGAAGTTGTTAAGCCTGTGACTAAATTGGGAGGAAGTGCATCGATTAAAAAAGATCCTTCAGCTATGAGTGATAAAGAATTCGCCGCAATGCGGCGACAACAGATTAAAAACAGAAACAACTAATTTTAAACTACATAAGGAATAAAAATGGCAAATACTAATGCAACTATTGACATGGTAACGCGAGAAGCGCTACGCATTGCTCATGAAAAAATACAATTTATTGGAACTGTAGATCGTCAATATGATGATTCATTCGGTAAAACTGGCGGAAAAATTGGCTCTACTTTGCGCGTTCGCAAACCAAACCAATACACTCGCACAACTGGCTCACGCGTTATGGATGTGCAAGACCAGCAAGAGGCAACAGCAACAATCACGGTTGCGACACAAGATCACGTCGATATGCGTTTTAATTCCGCTGAATTAGCATTGTCCATTGATGAAATTAGCCGTCGGTACATTGAGCCCGCAGTATCACAATTGATCTCTGGCATTGAGGCGGACTTCTTGGCGTTTGCTACAAAAGCAACTTATAACGTAGCTGGAACTGCTGGCACAGCCATTACTTCGCTTGCAACTCCCGGCGCAGCCCGTGCAAAATTGAATCAAAACCTTGCGCCTAAATCTGACCGTTATATTCAGATGGATTCAATTACGATGGGAAATTTGGTAAATGGTTCTTCAGCTTATTTTAATCCTTCACGCGATATTAGCGAACAGTACCGCGAAGGCTTGGTTGCACGTACATCGATGGCAGATTATTACGAAAACGAACGTGTGTGGACTGCACAAAATACCGCAGATGTTGCAGGCGAGATTAACGGCGGAACATTGACAAGTGGCATTACATCACTAACAGTTGACGGTTTAACAGTTGCGCCAACTGCTGGTATGGTGTTTACGATTGAAGGTACTTATGACGTTCACCCCGAGACAAAAGTGCCATATTCACACCTAAAACAGTTTGTATGCTCTGCCGGTTGCACAACAACTAACCTTGTGTTTACGCCTGCAATCATTTTCAGCACAACCGATGCACGTCAAAATTGTTCTGGCGCACCCACTGACAATGATGACATCACATTCGTTGGTTCAGCATCTACAAATTACGTTCAGCCGCTGATGTATCACAAAGAGGCATTTCAGTTTATTACTGCTGACCTTCCATTGATGGCAAGTTCTGAAAAGTGCGTTCGCCGCACACAAGATGGCTTGTCAATGCGCGTATGGCAGGATTCAGATATTCGTAATGATGAGTTGCTCATGCGTATTGATATTTTGTACGGCATGGCTGCATTGCGTCCTGAATGGGCTTGCAGAATGATTGGCGCAGCAGGCTAATATATAACCGCAACCGTTATCTGACGGTTGCTAACTATTTTATAAAGGATTAAAAATGGCTATTTCTACAGATTTGGAACGTTTGGGTTACGGTTCTCCAGCTGGATGTATTGCGACTGGTCAACACGTGCCGGTTATTCAATCAGTTGGCGCTACTCGCACTTTGTTGGCTGAAGAATCTGGTTCTTTGTGCTTGCTTGATTCTGCTAGCGGTGTTGTTTATACATTGCCTACCCCAGTTGAAGGTATGTACTTCGACTTTTCTGCAACTGTTGCAGTTACATCAAATGCGTACAAAGTTGTGACTGCTGGCGCATCTGACTACATTGTCGGTAACGTGTTAATTGGTGATACCGTAGTGGCACAATCAGGCGATGTGTTTGTTGCTGATGGCACTACAATTCGCGCAATTTCCGAAGATGGCGCGACAAAAGGTGGCTTGGTTGGTGGCCGTTATCGATTGACCGCAATTTCCGGTTCAAAATGGCTAATTAATGGTGTTACACATGGTACTGGCACACTTGCTACACCATTTGCAACTAGCTAATTAAATAAGTGGGGCTATGTTAAAGTTATGAATTAATATAGCCCTACTTAAAGGATTAAAAATGGTTATTTGGATGATTCACCCAAACAATGGCAAACATCCTGCATTGCCTTTTGAGGTTGAAGAAATGAAAAAAAACGGCTGGTCAATTTACGAAAAGCCTATAAAGCTAGCTGAAGTAGAAACGCAGGAAGAAGTTTTAATACAAGAAGTGCAAAGTAGCGCAAAAAAACGCGGTAGACCATCTAAAGGTTGAACATGGCAATAACCACCTACAATGAATTAAAAGCAGAGGTCGCCAAGTGGCTGCAAACTGATGCGCTAACCGACGAGATACCTAATTTTATACATTTTGCGGAAATTGAGTTAAATTCAGAATTGCAAAATAGGGATATGCAAGTCGATGAACAATTGACGTTGTTAGCTGGATCATCAACTGTTGCAATACCAGCGAGATTTGTTAATCCTATTTCATTGGAACTTGTAATTCCTGGTGAGGATAATACAGACTTAAAATACATTAGACCGCAAGATGTTGTTAAAAATGACGCGATGGCGACACGTCCCGAATACTGGACAATAAACGGATCATATATAGAATTTCCAAACCCTTCAGATCAGACATATTCATTAACTTTTAGAATGCTAAAAGGCTATGATTTAGCAACAACATTAACCAATTCTTTATTAACAAAATATCCGTTACTATATTTATATGGCGCACTTACTCAAGGCGCAATATATGCTCGTGAGGATGGTAGAATCGAATTATTCAATGCGCAATACAATAAAGTTTTGGCTAAGGTGAGGCAGTCAGAGGCTAGGAACAATAGGCTAGTTACTTTGCGAACTGATTTTATAAGCGCAAAAAGTTCAAATATTATAGCGGGGTAATAATGGCTTTAGAGTCTGGCACGTATATTGACGATCTGGTAGGGACTAATCCTGTTAGTGCAGATGATTTGGTTCGCTACGGTGCGGATCATTTAAGATTACTTAAGAATACAATTAAAGCATCGTTTGCTGGATTTACAGACGCAATATGCGTTACTGGTGTGGATGGTGGTGCTGCAAATGTATATACATTAACGCCTGCTACTCCATTACCATCATACGGATCACGTATGATTATTGTTTTCTCTCCTGCGGTAGCCAATACTGGAGCCGTAACAATCAATGTTTCAAGTCTTGGTGCAAAGTCTGTTAAAAGTGTATCTGGTGCTGCATTGGTGTCAGGTGATTTGGTTGTCAATGTAATTTATGTCGCCGTGTATAACGGTACGGATTTTCAATTAACAGCACCGACAAAAAATTATATTGATCTATTAGATTTGGCGCAAAAAGACTATATAGATCAAATTGTTTTTACGTCTGAACTTCCAGCGCAGGGTGGTAATGCTAATAAATACGTTCGCACTAATGGCACTGCTGCATCTTGGCAATATGCAGGAATGGAATTAGCAGACCCTGCTGGCGCAACTTTAACAAATAAGACTACTTACCAAGCATTTATTGCAAATGCCGCTTACACATTGCCCGATTTTACTAATTCAAAAACCTTTGGATTGGCAAGCCTATCAAACTCTCCTGCCGTACCAGCTACTGTCACCACATCTGATGGCTGGACAATTGCACCTGATTTAGCGGTTAATACGTTTAAAGCTATTTCGCCATTATCAACAGCAACAGCCCACGGCGCATGGGGCAACATATTAATGACGCCTGCTATTTTTGGTTCTATTACCGCAGCAAGTGCGCCAACAATTTTAGGTGTTGCTGCATTAAGTAGCACATTAAACGTAATTCTATACGGTGTATCAAGCAACACAACAATGTACGTCGTTGCTATAAATCCTACAACTGGTGCTTGTGGATCGCCACTTTCATTAGGCACTACCACCGATGTGCAGCCGCATATTTTTGCAGATTCTGCCACTACTTTTGTAGTTGGCTTTAATAATGGTAGTGGCGCATCTGTAATAGCTGGCACTGTTTCAACATTATCTATAACGGTTGGCAGTGTGGTAAATGGGACGTATAGTTATTTTGATTTAATCCAATTGGCGCAAGGGTTATACCTTTACACCTCAAGTAATGGCGCTGTAGAGGCGTTCTCTGTTTCTGGAACGGTAGTTCAAAAGGGCAACAATTTAAGTACCGGTACATCAAAAGCATTAATTGTCAAAATTAACGCTACACAAGCATTAGCGGTTGGATGCACAACAACAAGTCCAGCACAAATGCAAGCTGTTGTTATAACTGTGACGGGTAGCACTTCTGCCGCTGGAACAGTATATTCCGCTGCCACATCTGTAGTCCACAATGGTGGTGTAGTGCCTAGATTTTTAAAAAGTTTATCAAACGGTGCTTATGTTGCGTGTTTTGAAAATCAATCGCCTACGACAACTGGCGATTATTACGCGATGACTGTATCTGGAACCGTTGTTACGATTGGCACTGTTTTACAAATAGCAAATAGTTTGCCTAGCGCAGCATATCCATTAACTTATGCTTATCCTGCTGCAACAGATACATCGCAACGTGTAATTGTGTATAGCAGCAATCAATTATTGGTTGGGCTATCTGATGGTGCTATCGCATTAAGCGTAACAGGCACAACTATAACTAATGGATCAAAGTTTGGTACAGCATCGACAAAATTTGTTACTGATGCGCAAACCGGATTAAATTTTTACGCAGTAACAAGTACAACAATTGATAAGATCACGGTGGCAACTACAACCATATCATCTAGCTATCAATTGGCGGCTTCACCTGTAATAGTGGCGGCGGATACAATGAATGATAAGGCAGTAAGTTATTCTGGTACGTGGTACACATGGACATTGCCAACTATGAACCATGCGCTTACTTACAATAAATGGTTAAGCGTAAATAGTTCTGACATTAGATTATATGGTGAAATATCATGATTATTTATCCTATCGGATATGAAAATCCTGTTCCGCAATCTGTCACTAGATTACAAGCTAGATTGGCATTAATTAATGCTGCAAAATGGGATTTGATTAAGCCAATTATTTTAGAAATGAGTGATCCTGAAAAATCAATTGCTTTGGCTTGGTTTGAGGATTCGATTTATTGGCGACGTAATGACCCGTATGTCGTTTCAATATCGGCGTTAATTGGTTTAACATCTGATGATGTTGATAATCTATTTATTGAGGCATCAAGTCTATAATGCCATTAGTTAAATTTACAAATGTCGGAGCGCTAGGGCAAAACCGTGACGCCGATGAAATTGACTTGGCATTAACGCCTGCCTTTGAGTGGAGTGGTGGGAATAATGTAAGGTTTTCTGATGGATATGCAGAAAAGTTTACGGGTGAATCCTCGCATCATGGCGAGCCCTCTGTTATTCCATATGGAATATTTTTTTCTAATACCGCAAGCCGTTATGAAGTTTATACGGGACTTCAAAAAATATACGCCACTACTGGATCGACGCACACCGATATTACTAGATCCCTAGGCAACTACACCGGAACTATAGATAACAAATGGACAGGAGCTGTCTTATCTGGAACGTTAATTTTAAATAATGGTGTAGATGATCCGCAATTTTGGGCTGGCGACATTGGAACGCCTTGCGCAAAATTAACCAATTGGCCTGCTAGTACAAAAGCCAAAGTGGTTCGGGTATTTGACAATTTTATTATTGCGTTAAATATTACAGAGGGAAGCACAAACTATCCTAGCATGGTTCGGTGGTCAACACCTGCCGATCCTGGTACTCTACCTGCATCATGGGACTACGCATCTACTACAAATGATGCTGGTCGCGTTGAAGGTGTTTTATCAAGTACGCCTGACAAAATAGTAGACGGATTGGCGCAAGAAAATACTTTTTTTATTTATAAAGAAAGTAGCATATATGCGATGCAATACATTGGCGGTAAGCAGATATTTAGATTTTCAAGCGTTAGTAAAATAGCTGGTGCTATGGGAATTGATTGTATTGCGGCAACACCTGTAGGGCATGTAATTTTATCGGACGGCGATGTATTAATTAATCAAGGCGGCAATATTCAATCAATCATTGATAAACGAATGAGAAGATGGATATTTAATAATATTGATTCTGATAATAGACATAGAAGTTTTGTAGTTGCAAACCCATATAAAAATGAGGCATGGATTTGTTATCCAGAAAACGGCAAAATATGGCCAAATAAAGCTGTTGTGTGGAATTACAAAGATAATACATTTGCTACGAGGGATATTCAGAATTTAACACATGCTAATTCAGGCATTATTACAGCCGCTGACACTGACACGTGGGCTAGCAGAACTGATACATGGAACGATGCAGATGACATTTGGTCAGTCAATAATTATAGTCAAGCATCGACAAGGTTAGTTTTATGTTCTAGTGATAAAAAATTATTATTAGCTGATTTGACGCGCACATTTGACGGCGCAAGCATGACATCATATATTGAAAGAACAGGGATTGATTTTGGTTATCCAGAATCAATTAAGTTGTGTAGTGCTGTTCGTCCCAGATTCGATTCTATCGATGGAACTGTTATTCGTATATATGTTGGAAAACAAGCTAGTTTAGATAGTGGTATAACATGGTCGTCACCAGTAAATTACACAGTAGGAACGTCATTAAAATGTGATTTTAACGTGTCTGGTAGGTATTTGGCGGTAAAATTTGAGTCTATTAATTCTGCACCTTGGCGATTAAAATCATTTGACCTTGACATAAAACAATTAGGAATGTATTAATGGCTTACATACCAGATATTTTGCCTTATGACATTAAGTTGTTCCCAAAATATTTAAATAATGAATTTCAAAAGATTGAAGAAAGTTTAATAAGTCAAAAAGATATATTGAGCTTATCAAAAACAAATGTGTCCCCTTCAAAAGTTAGCGAAGGAGATATTCGATTTGCTGATGGTACGGATTGGAACCCAGGTGCTGGCGCTGGCATTTACGCTTATCATTCTGGATCGTGGAATAAACTAGGATAAGGAAAAAACAAAATGATGGGATTGTTAGATATGGCATCGCCGCAACAAAAAATGCAGCAGCCGCAACCACAAATGATGGGTGGTTTGCTTGATATAAATAATGTAAATAACAAAAATAATTTGTCGCAAAATGAAGGTGACGAAAACGAAAAGATGCTTAATGAAATGCTGCAAAATCCAACATTAGAAACAGTGCAAAAAATAATTGAGCAAATTTCAATGAATGGAAACCCAGAATCGCAACAAATTATTCCAACTCTTGAAAAATTAGAAACGCCTGAGCAAATTACTGAATTTGCTACTTTAGTAAAACAACAAAGAGCTATAAATGAATAATATTGCAATACAAAGTTCTTTTGTCGAAAAAGGCGAATCTAACTTATTGCATAGAGAAAAAATAGAAGTCTTGCAAAAAGCAGTTCTTGAATTGCCGCAAACAATGCCTAAGTTGGAGCATTTTTTTGCGCATAAAATATATGCAAGAAAAGGTGTTATAAAAAAAGGCACAATTTTAATTGGCGCTATAAAAAAATACTCTCACATTAATATTATAGTTTATGGCGATAGTTCGGTATTTACTGAGGATGGAGAAACAAGAATAAAAGGTCATACTGTTTTAGTATCTCAAGGTGGCACTAAAAGAGTTATATATGCACATGAAGATACTTTATGGATTACCATTATTAGTGCAAATGAAACAGATTTGGACAAAGTAGAAGAAGAAGTGTTATGTAAGACATACGATGATTTTTTAAAATATTGCGCTAATAAAAAATTAATAGGAGAATAAAATGTTTGGGATTACTGGTTCTATGATCGCAACTATTGGCAGTGCTGTAATTGGCGGCGCAATGGCTAAAAGCGCCGCAAGCGATGCAGCAGAAGCACAACAAGAGGCAGTGGATAAAAGTATTGCGGCGCAAAAAGAAGCCGCAAAACTTGACCCTCGCGTACAGCGATTAATATATGGCGATGCTACTGCACCTGAGCCAAGATTAAAAGCTGGCGTTACACCTATCTATGGTCAACCTGAACCAGTAACAAAAACAAGAACAGCCTACCGTCCATCTACTACCACTGTAGACGATTCTGGCAACCCTGCCTTAATCCCATATGACGAGGTTTATACTGATCTTGGTCAAAAAAGACTTATTAACCCTGCATCTGATTATGAAACGCCAGCGCAAGACACCGGAATTATTGGAAAAATTGGCGGCTTGCTAAACGTTCAACCTAGCGCAGATACTGAAAAATTTAATCAATCATTAAATACTTATTTTGGCAACAATGCTATTTCAGATTTAGCGCAAATTAGGAATACAGCATTGGGATTCCAAACAGGGGGGACTCCTGTTAATACAATGCAAGCAACAGAAATTAATGCGCCTTCTCAATCAAATATTAATTTGCAGCAAGCATATAGGGATGTTATATATGGCAATTCCGCTGAAAATCCTTATCTTACAGGCGCATTGCAAGGTGGTATTGACCAAAGT